TCCACCTTCTTTTCATGTGCAATCTGTGCTAAAGTACCTCGAATAAAACTAGGAATATACTGACCATAACCCATACGGTCAATATTTTCCACAATACTTAAAGCTTCCACGATTGCGAAAGCCCCAATGAATAACGTCCGTACCATGTGAGTGTTCATCGCTGAATCAAGCAAGACACCCAGCCCAATGATAAGGAACATCGCGGCTTTTTTGTATAAGCCATGCGTAGCAATCGAACTTGCGAAAGCATGGAGTTTAAAGGAAGCCCAAAGGCCTGTGAAGATATCACAAGCCACAAGGACAACCAAGGCATTAATCTGCTCATCCACACCCCCAACAAGCTGATTGAAACACAGCCAAGCAATAGAAAAAAGACAACCAATCTTTACCTCTGTGGCTGTCCATAGATTCCATAATGTGATAATCATTTTGTGCAGTGTACCTCGTTTCATTTTTCATCTTCCTTTAGTTATCAGAAATAATTTTTTCAACTTCTTCTTTGGTATACCCCAAACGCAGAAGTTTGCAATTTTCATTGAGTTTTAATTCATACTGATATTTAGTGTTAGTATTAGCATCTTCTACCACTTTATGTGTAGCATCTGTAATACCTTCGTTCTCTTTAATAGTACCAGTGTTGAACCAATCATACATAGTGTCTAATAAACATTGATATTCGGATAACCAGACAGGTTTTGCATAATGCTTTCGCATGAATTCATAATCTTCTTTGCTGTTTAATGTTAAAGGTATTCCAACCATAATAACACCCCCTATTAAGTAAATTGAAACATTTTTCCATCTTTTCTGATAGTAGTGATAAATGGAATTTCTGATTGATACTTTTTGAATGTATCAATTAATACTTTTGAACCTGTAAAACATACATGTTGTTTGTCTTCAAATGTAAATTGTAATGTTAAATAATCACCTCCTTGAAAATGACTTTCTCGAATATTACCTCCAGTAATAATAATTTCTTTGTCTACAATATCAGTGATTTTAACTTTTTCGCCACTTAATATTGCAGGTGTAGCAAAATCAGAAAACTTATGTATCGCTTTTTGCATTCAACTCCTTTAATTCTTTTAAGTGTAAAGATATGGATAGATTATGAGTATTAGCATGTTTTAACCATCCAGAGATACTGCCCAAAACACTCATAACTCTATCCCTTGTTATTCTTTTAGTTTTTAGTTCCCATTTAAGTTTCTTTATTCTCTTTTTCATTCGTTTAGCTGTAGATTTACGGATTAAAATTTTACCTGATTTGAAATGTCTGTAACCCAGGAAATCTACACCCTGTGTTGTATGAAATAAATTCTTTTTAGATAAGGATAATTTTAATTTACTGTCTAAAAATTGTTCTATTTCATCAGCTATTTCATGCATTTCCTTTTTATTATCACCAAATATTAAAAAATCATCACAGTAACGAATATAAGGTTTGATTCTTAATTCATGCTTTACAAACATATCAACTTCATTCATATAAATATTTCCAAACCATTGTGAAAGATAGTTTCCTATAGGTACATTTCTTTCTGTATGTGTACTATCAATAATCTCATCAAGAAGCATTAATACTTCTTTGTCTTTTATTTTCTTTCTGATAATTTTCTTTAATGTCTCATGATGTAATGATGGATAAAATTTACGTATATCAAACTGCATACAGTATTCATATTTCTTAACATATTGCATACACTTTCTACTTGCTTTATGTTGTCCTTTTCCTTTTCTGCATGAGTATGTATCGGATATTAGCAAAGAATCCCATACAGGCTCTAATACATTCATAACTGCATGGTGAATAATTCTATCAGGATAAAAAGGAAGAATATAAATCAATCGTTCTTTTGGCTCATGAATAATTTTAGTATGATAAGCAGAAGTTTTATAAGTATGATTTGTCAACATATTCTGTATTTTCTTTAATAATTTTTCTCTATTCTTCTCTACCTTTTTAACAGAGCGTTTCCACGTTTTTCTTCTTTTTGCTTTACTATAAGCTAATTCTATATTATCCATACTAATTATTTTATTATATAAATTTCCATATCTTTTCAAAATATAATCAACTCCCTAACTTTCATATTCATTACTAGCTAAGTAGTTACCCTGTTGTGTATTCTGGATTTGTTATCCAAGGTTAGTTAGTCAGCCGTAGGGTCAAGCCCAGACGAACTTTGTATACCCTCGTATCAGACGCACCACGAGCGGAGTTATTGCCATTGCCATTCGAAGCCAGATTATTGACATTCGCAGAGCGAGAACTGCAATGTGAGCTATCATTCCAATTACCGCCAAGAAGTACCCAAATATACCAACTAACCTATAAAATCGTTTTACGTTTTGCGTATTAGCGGCTCAGACGCACCACGAGCGGAGCGATCGTCACGGCCAAGCGAAGCCCGACTACCGACAAGCGCAGAGCGAGAACCGCAATGCGAGCCATCAGCCCAAAGACCGCCAAAAAGCATACGTCCTAATGACCCACCCCAGACGCCACCTCTATTTGGTTCACTTACACCTGTACCACCTACATTAGTACTGATTGTTGAGTCATCTGTAACCCATTCAGACTTAAAATCTCGCCCGAATAAATCAGACAGCCATTGCCATAAAACACCTGTGCAATCTTCGCACCCTATGTCACTAATCATACGTCTTCCTTTTGTACTAACATGTCCACCTGTAGTATTAGGGTCAGCTGAATTTTTAATATTAACACCTTCTTCACTACCTTTAGCAACAGCAGACATTTCATCATAAGACAAAAGACGCTTATTGATTTTAGCAAATGTTTCTGCAAATCCTGTGCCTGTTAATGGATATGCACCAGCACCATCACAAATTACATTATTATATTCAGACACAAGTTTAGACCCATCCCATGAAGGTAAGTATATGTCTACCCAGATTCTACCTGTAAATACCATTCCTTCGGGGGCTGAAATAGGTCTATGGTGCAAATCCCAAACAGAAGCAGGAAGAATATCACCTGCTACATAACCACTGAGTGGATGATTAGAAATTGTTCCTACGTCTGCACATTCACAATGGAAACCACCAATCTTTCTACTTGTTAATGCCGTATAGTTTTCAGGGACAGTGCTATTGTTAGACAACACAATTTTAGGAATATAATTTGTTCCTTGACATACATAAATGTAAAAGTCTTTACCTTTTCGATTAGCAGGAATGGCAAAATCAGCTTTATCCCAGTTTGCATTGTCATTAATACTCAAGGATTGCTGTGTATTCATTAAATACCCTTGACCTCCTATATTAACAGAAAGTTTATTTGGTGTAACTAATGTGGTCTTGCTACCACTCCAAACAACATCCCTATAATAGGCTACAGGATTCATAGCAATTATTAATGGTTCAATTTGTACCCAAGAACTATTACCTTTGAGGAATTTTCCTTGTTCCCCTGCCTTTGGTAAAGGCACTAAACCTGTGTCACCATCTGTGCTATCTGTAGCACCTGTAAATACATGATCTCCAATAGCATTTGTTTTTGCTACCTCAGACCACTTCTTAGATTCATCAGCAGAAGTAGCAGAATCCTTAGCACTATCTTCTGCTTCTAAAGCCCACGTTCGGCTACTCTGTGTCTTCCCAGTGCTACTCTGCGCATCCTCTGCCCCATCGGGAGACTCCGTAGCTTCTGCCCACTTCTTTGCATTTTGATAAGAGAGTTCGGAGTTAGTTTCAGAAGTTTTTGCATTTGTCTCCGAGGTCTTCGCATTAGTTTCAGAAGCCTTAGCTTTTGTTTCAGAAGTCTTAGCGTTCGTTTCAGAAGCCTTAGCATTCGTTTCAGAAGTCTTAGCGTTCGTTTCAGAAGCCTTAGCATTGGTTTCAGAAGCCTTAGCATTGGTTTCAGAAACCTTAGCGTTCGTTTCAGAAGCCTTAGCATGCGCTTCCGATATAGCGGCTTCCTGTGCTTTACCCTCACTATATAACGCCCAACTTCGAGAACTCTGTGTCTTCCCTGTGCTACTCTGCGTATCCTCTGCATTGTCTGGCGATTCTGTAGCTGTAGCCCAAGCCTTAGAGAGTGTCTCATTAGACTGTGCTTTACTCTGTGTTTGCTTTGTAGCACTCAAGGTAGCTTTAGCTTCGTTAAGTATTTTTGTATTGTCCGCTACAAATCCACCTTGCACATTTTCCATGTAGTGTTTCGTTACGACATCCTGAGGGTCTTTAGGGTCGCTTACACCTGTAATACGGGAACCCAAAGCATTAAAATTAACACCATCGGGATACCTAGACAAAGAACTAAGAATAGGGTAGTCCTGTGCCTCCTCAATCAGATGTAACTGCTGTAAGTTTTCTAGTGTCATCTGAGACGCTTTAATGAAAGCCCCATCTGCCCACTCAACCATCCTGTCAGAAGAAGTCTCACGATATACCCTGATAGCCACCCCCACAGCAGGGGTATCCTTCAGGACGACACTTCTATCATCTACAGTATAATCGGAAGGATAGGTGAGGGATTGCCCCTCATTACCTATTTGCACCTTCACGAACTGCTTATTGATATAGTCGAACCCGAAGTAAAATTTATTTGTAGTGCCATCCCCAACAAAGGATACACTCGCTTTCAAGTTTTGACTATTCACCATTTACCTCCATTCATATTTAAATACTTTCGTTGTTCCTGCTTCTTACTCTTACTACGAGACTTCTGTGTCTCCTTCTGTTTCTGCTGAGCTTCCTCTACATCATTCGTCCCTGTCACTACCTTCTGAAGCATCTGAATCGGATTGCGTGAAGGTTTTGTCTCAGGGCGTTTAGAGAAGCTATCCTGACTTATTTGTCCCTTGTGCATATCAAGCAAGCCAGACAAAACAGCTTGCGTTCCTACAAACTTATCCAGAGGGAACATATTCGCAATCGTCTTGCTATCATCCTGATATACTCGATTGTCTACTACAAGGTCATTTATGGCACTCCATGCACTACCAACACCGTCTTTCACGGTATTCAGAGCGGCCACAGCAGGAAGCTGATCTATGTAACTACCCAGCCCCTGTGAGGAGCCACCCTGTCGGTTTACAGTCGTACGTACCGTAGGCGCACCAGACACAGCTTCGTACAGGTCATTCCCAAAGGATAACCCAGCCAACAGAGAAGACCGAGTAATACCAGCACGAGCAAAGTTGTCAGGGGTCAGCGTGTCGTCAAGGAACTTCTTCCGTTCAGCCTCATCTTTGTATTTCCAGTTTGCATACACCTGAGTACGCAAGGCCCAAATGCCAGCCCCCGCAACAGCCGAACTCAACAGCTGTGTCATTGCTTCTTTGTCTGGTCGTTCCAAGGCTCTCGCAAGGTGACTGTTAATAGCCATACGAGAGAAATTCTTGAACTGAAGGAGCATTGGGAACATCCCAGTCTTCGTAAAGTAGTTAGCATTAGACAAATTAGGCTGAATGATACCTCGCTGTACCGCCTGTGCTGTAAAGGCCCTCATAGAGACATAGGAGGTATAATCTTCCTCCTGCATCTTCTGAATAGCTTTGAACACAGCGTCAGGGTCGTTATGGTCAAGATTTCCAAAGTATTTGTTAATAGTGTCCTTGAACTTCTCTGTGTCTCTAATACCGACATTCTTTAAGGCATTGTCGTTGAACAGGTGTCCTTTACGTCCCAGTACAGCCCAGTCGATAAGGTCAGACATAACATCCGCTTCACCCATACTAACTGCTCTTTCTGTCCATGCACTCAGCTGGTTTAGCATAGAAGTAATGTCAGAAGCATAATCAACGGCATTATTAAGTTTCCCCATGACCTTTGCACGGAGTCCAATACGATCATACTTCGGAGTAGACAAATCCATAGGATTCAAGAAGTTATACTGCGAGTAGTCAGCGGCAATCCTGAGTTTCTTCAGTTCATCATGAGACAACGTAGTAGTACGCATCCCATGAAGAATTTTGTCGAGTCCTGGAATCATATTGCCAATAGCTCTCATACCAGTAACAGACATCATCCCGAAGTTTTCCCCAATCTGATTAAGACCCATGTTGTAACCATTCATTGCATAGGACATTTTAGTCAATAAGCGTACGACACCATTCATAGGGTCTTGAGAGCGTTTCGTACCATAACGATACCCAGTAAGCTGTGAGACAACGTAGTCGAACTCTTCCAAGGCATCTGATACATCGCTGTGTTTAATCAGCCTGCGTGTCTCATTTGCCTTCCGTAGTTCTCGTTCTATTTTGTCTCTGTAGCCATCAAAGAACGCTCCCATATCCTTGACACCAAGGGAAGCCATGGTAGCCTTAGCCGAACTACGACTTGCTACTTGTTCCATCGTTGAGAATACATCATAGTCTCTCAAGCAATCATCAAAGGTAAAGTATTCACCGTTTGGCATTGTTTTGTCAGAGAGAGCAGAAGTGTCCATAGGGAAACGTCTCTGGTACTGCTCTAATTTGTCCATATGATTCAGGTCACGCATAGTAACCTTTGCATTAGACAAATTACGGTCGATAATACCGTAGGCCCAGTTACGAGCCTCTCTGTCTACATACTCACTCAGCTCCATGTCAGGCTCTTCAATAACACGCATCCGTTCCAGAGCGTCTCTATCAGCGTTCTTACTGGCATAATTAGCCAGCCAATCAATCGCATCCTGTTCAGAGTCAAAGTTCGTAAGGAACTCAGCTACTTTGTCTACATCAGCTCTGCGATAGAAGCCAGTGTCAGGAATATCCTTTGTCAAAGCCCCTGTTCTACGCAAGAACTCCTGTTCCATCTTACGGAAATTCTCAGCCTGTCTAACAGCTTCCTGAATCTCCTTCGGGAATCCATCAATGCTTCTACCATACTTTACTTTCTGGTCATAAGCCTGAATGAACTCCCTGCCAAACTGTCTACGTACTTTAGAGGGCATACCTGCATGTTGAGCAAAGTAGTCTCTGTAGCATTGTCTCATTCCACCAATATATTCTTTGAGCTGTCTCTGCATAACACTCTTGCGAGTAGAGAAGTCCAAAGAAAGACCTTGAGCATGACGCTCTGCACTTTGTCTAGGGTCGCCAAGCATCTTACGGCCAAAGTCTCTCAGATGGTTAGACACAGAGTTAGTAAAGTGACCATAGGTATCACCAAGGTACTTAGAGTCTTCCATTTTACGGCCAATATATTTCATGACACGGCTCTTGAATCCTCGTTGATTTTCGTCTTCTACTTCTCTCAGTGTCTTTGAACCCATCTCGACATCACTAGTGAAGGCCTCCTGTTCGGCCTTAGACACTGTAGGCTGTTTGTCTTTCTTAGGCGTCATATAGCGTTCCGAGACAACACGCTCTTCTGTACGAGGAATGGACATAGGAACACTTACAGGGTCATAGATTTCAGGGTGTACAATAGCGTCGTATACAGGACTATTCTCCCTGACAACTGTACCATTAATGATAATGGCATCCTCGTTTTTCGTGTACCCTACGCCAGACTCACGGTACAAGATTTGTTTCAAGCCGACTCGTAAGTCATCAACAGAAGTGTCCTGACCTTTTGTCTTCTTAATCCAATCCTGCAAAACACGGGCTTTATTATCATCCTGCAAGGCTTCCTCTGCCAGCTTCACACGATTTACCCCAGCTTCAGGATTTACCCCCTTGCTAGTGAGGTAAGCGTTCCATGTGCTGTCAGACATTGGAGTCTTTCGATACTTTTCAATAGCCTTGCGTACCTTAGCACCTAAAGAGGGACTACTACCTGCTTTTTGCAATAGGTCGGTGACTGTAGCGTCTCCAGATAACCCTGCATCTCTCAGGAGCTTCGAGGCTTTCTTCCCTACTACTTTCTCTACCTCTTCTTCAGGAAGCAATTTCCCAAGGGATTTACCTAAAGCCTTACTTTCCTTTTTAGACAAAGTGGGAGTACCACCTAAGAAGTCGTCGAGCTGTTTCTCTACGGTAGCTTCCGTGTTCAAGATAGAGTGTGTTTGTACTGCTCTTTTGTCTGCAATATCTAAGGCCCCTTGCACAGCCTGATCCTGCATCTTCTCGGATTCATAAAGTAACCGTTGCATATGCTCCCCGTTCATAGGAACATTCAGTTCCCTCATAGTACGAAGGAAGCGGATACCAGCACCACCTGCAACACCTAAGACACCTGCCACTGCATAGTTGGCTTCGTGAATCCCATAGCGTTCCGCAAGACCACTGTCGGCCATATTCAAAGCCCCTTGTACAGCGGCGGACTCAGCAATCTTCATGACACGCTTAGAACCTAAAGACACAAGAGTTTTAGCCCCTAACCTTGCACCAACCTTTGCTAAAAAGGCTTCCTCACCAAGAACTGGGATGAGATTCAGAGGGTCTAATAGCATCCCCAAGGCCCCACCAATAACAGAGTGAAGACCAAAGTTAGTTTGTTCTGCCCTCTTCTCTCGCTCTATGTCTTCTTTCTTCATCTTCAGAAGAGCCTTGAACTGCTCAGGATTTTCAGCATTTAACAGTACGGAATCCTTTGCTACCTTGTTGTCCCCCAATACTTCGTCTAGGAGCTTTATGTCTTCGTCTGTAGCCTTCCATGTGCTGTAGTAGGGATTGGAGTTCATTTTGACTAACCCGACACGCATAGCCTCAATCGTACCATTTTCATACCACATGTTCTTGAATGAGTCTTCTAGCTTTTCCCAGAATGGTCTGTTATTCATCCTAGCTATTTCCAGAGGACTTTCATCGAGAATGACATTAAAGGCAGGGTTTCCTGTAGTATGTACGCCACTATTTGCTACAGCATTAGTCATACCCCCAAACGTAGGTACTGCCTGCCCCATACTTTCAGCAATTTCTCTTGCATAGGAAGCCTGAGAAGGGTATTCATCCCCATTGCACCACTGGGCATTTTCTGGAATGTGTCCCGTTCTCATGGCCTCATCAGCGGCCCCCATGCCTCCATAGTGTTCCAGAGCCATCAACTGAATATTACCTCCATAGCGGTCATACATCTCAGAGGTCTTTTCATACATGACAGCATCCTGAACTTCAGCAGGAGCGTTAAGCGGAGCTACCCCAACATACTCAGGGGCTACTTTTTCAGCATAGGCATCCCAAGTACCCTGCATGAACTGGTATGCACCTGAAGCACCTGAACCACTTGAGTTAGGTAACGTGTAGTCCATGCCAGACTCTTTGTTGCCTATGTTATACATAAACTGTGCTATTGTCTCTTTTCTGCCTATTTAAGACACCTCCTTTCTAACCAAACACCCTGCGAATATAATCACCAATATAATTAATCCCAGAATCCTCTGGGTCTACGTACTGAGAAGTTTCTGTGTACTGATATGTTGACGTGTCGTCTTCTTGACTACTCGTTTCTTCCGCTGGCGGGTCGTATGTCTGATTACCAGACTGCTCTAAGTTTGCTTTCGCTTCAGACACAATATCACTGAGAGCTACCTGTTGATAGCCACGAGAAGACAAGAATGTAATCATGGAGCTACCATTGGCATTACCTGCTACAAAGCTTACCTGTACATCATCGGGATTCACTGTACCACCACAGTAATCTTTCATACGAGTAGCCAGTACCCAATAGAAAGCAGAGCGAGATGTGTCTTCATCCGTACCCCCAATGTTTACTAAATTGACAGCACTCTTAGGAATCGGCGCACCATTGTATACATAGTATTCACTGGCAATCTTATACTTAGCATTATCGCAAGCATCATTCGCAGACATACCCATGGCCCTGAAGACACGAGCATGACTCTTGAAAAGCTCCCGTAAGTCACCTGAGTTAGGACTTGCATAGGAAAAGCCTTCGTAAGTATCACCGCCAGCCAGAGGAGGCAAGGAAGAACCAGACAAAGTGTCTTCTATATAAGGAGCTAAGTCGGCGTCTACCTGCTTCAACTGCTCAGAATTACCTAAGACATTTCTTACACCCATGAATTTGTCTACACCCTCATTGGCAATACAAGCAATAGAAGCCTTTAAGGTGTCTTCAGACAAAAGGGAGTTACAAAGCTCAGGAGAACGTTTGTATAGGTCAACTACACGCTGAAGCATAGGAGACATCTCACCGTTGACGGTCAAGCTATTTATACCTGCGGTAGCATTAAGGTTAGTCGAACGTGCAAAGGCATTGTGGAAGGCAGGATGATAAGCAAGGCGCATAAGTTTTGCCATATCATTCGGATTGTCAAAATTCAACGTTCCGATTGCCTCATCAACTGCCAGTAACATCTGTGTTTCATTGAAACCTAAAGCCTTATACTGTTCAGAAGAAGTGGCAATACCGTTACCCATGGCATCCTGTGTCTGCCCATTCATGACAGCTTCAATCTGTGCCTTCATATTCATATTACCCACCTGAGCTTTTGTCGCGTTGACTGCGGCGGCTCTCGCTATGTTCCTCTGCGCTCTTTCTTCAGCCTCAATAGCAGACAAACGGCCAGACACAAATTCAGCGGCAATCTGTTTGTCTTCAGGATTCTCAAGGCCATCTACAATTTCAAACAGAGACTTTTTGTCTTTCGCCTTTGCCATCTTATCATAGACATCTCGTGTTCTCTGCATCCAGTGAGTTCTATTGGATTCATTGGCAACATCCTTAAACTGCTCTACGTTGATGTAGTCACTAACCTTTGTTGCTCCACCATACAGCGGTGTCTCTCCAATTTTCTGAATCAGAGAGTAGTCCCCTGTGTTCAGTGCTACCGTCTTCAGCATATTCTGAAGAATCTGATAGTTCTTTGTCGGGTCGCGCTCCTGTGTCGTTGTGAGCATGTTCCCTAGCTGATTTGCAAAGTTCTCTCTATCCTCATCTGTCCAGTCCCAGCGATTTCGTGTGTTCTCTGAGACAAAAGAGGCAATAGATTCTGAACGGTTGATAGACATTTCTTCTGTCTTTTCTGCAATGAATTTACTGGCTACTTTACCCGTATTCACGACACGGGCTTCATACAAGCCATTGTTCAGAGCATACTTATTGTTTACCGTGATGTTGTCCAGATATTTCTGAACGTTCTCATTGAAGAAGTCATCGTAGTTCTGAATTTCCTTCCCTAAATTTTCGGGGAGTTTCATCTGAGACACATAGGCCTCATACTTCTTGTGAATTTCTGACGAGATTTCCTGCCCTCTCAACTGGTCTACCATGGCAAGGGCATAAGGGTTATCTTGCAAATCACCAATACCTGCCTGTTGAAGCATGGCAATACTATTCATCATAAGCCGAGTATTATGATCGTTCTGACCATAAAGAATAGGGACAACTTTGTCTGCAATCTCTCTTTGTCGCTTATCATAATCTACTCGATACTGCTCCACAGCCGCACTGAGAACACCAAGTGAATGGGCTAAAGCCGCACCCTGTGTTGTTTCAGAAGCTCCGATGTTATCCCCAAAGCGAGGGAGGATAAGCTGACGTTGATAAGTCTGCGGAGGCTGTTGCGTGAACTGCCTAGCAGTCCCTATCGCATTACTGGTTTGTGTTGTAGGCATTTACCGCCCTCCTTTCGGGTACGTCCATGTTGTTGGTAATTGATTTACGTATGTAGGAAGATTAAAGTGATACTGGTAGTTGTTACGATATGCATAGGGATTTGTGTCGTACCTATTCTGCGCTCTCCACCACGTATCTAATTCCATTCCCTGAGACTGAGCAGAGTTCAAGGCGTTCTGATAGGAATTGTAGACGTTTAGCGTGTCTCCAGCGATATTACCCAGCAAAGACCAATAACTCGGCATCTGTGGAGCTTGTGCCTTGATATTTGCGATTTCATCCATGGCCGAACGTTTAGCCATCTCTTTGTTGAGACTAATTTCATCTGACTGCCTTTCATAGACATCCTTAATGCCAGACAAAGTTCTCAATGTATCCGCATGAGCCGCTCTATTCAAAGCCCTACCAGTACGAGAGTCACCACCCGTTTCTTCATTGATAGCCGCACGTACAGCAGACTCAAGACCAAGAGCATTTGTCTGTGCCTTCATAAGATTATTCACAGCAGAATCAAAAGCATCCACACGCTGTAATTCATAATTTTGGAAAGTATACGCTAAGTTCTTGCCTACTGCGTTTGCTCGCTGAGACAAGGCTCTCGCTTGTGCTTTTGCATTTTCTCTTTGGTCTTTCCAAGACATATAGTTCCCAACTAGATTTAAACCTAGCTGTGCCGCTCCCATAGCGGTTGAAGCAAAACCCATAGAATCACCTCCTATTAAACATTCCTGAATCGAGCGGTGTAATTAGCTTCATACCCACCACCAATGATAGACAAAGGAAGCGGAGTGTCATTTATTACCTTAATAACTGTGTCTACGTTGCGTTTTCGCACAGGAACCTTAAATGTCCCTGTCCCAAATCCAGATGTACCCAGTTTATACAAAGAAGCTCGTTTGTTTGTCAAGATATACTTGTATTTATCATTCACTATTACTTTCATGTATCCCGACTCTGCATAGTCAAAGAATACTGTACGGAGCATTAGGCGATAATCAGGTGAAGACACTGTAGAGCCTTGTGGGTCTTTCTGTTTCAAATAAATAGTAGACAGTGTGATTTCAAAAGTATACGGAATACCCACGATAACCTTATGTCCAAAGTCTACACTAGCACCTTTCAACAACTTTAGTGTCGTTGTGTCTGATTCAAATAGAAGACCGTCTTCTGTAACACACTGAACAATACCAGACAACCCCTTGAAGACCTTATCAACATTCAGGTACAAATAACCGTCCTGTTTGTCTACACAGTTATCTGTCGTCAGTGTTACTTCTGTCTTTCTATCCAGCATTACTCTGAACTGCTCAGTTTCTCTGTAGTCCTCTGTATTATAGCTCATTGTGATAGATTCCAAGTATACTTCATTATTCGCATACTTTACTGCCATATACAAGGTAGAGCCAATGAAGTCAGCCCCTAAGATTTCGCCTGCGAATTTCCACTTAGACCAAGCACTTTGCACCCGATTCCCATTCAAGTAAAGATACTTATAGACATATAGGGCATTGGGTTCCGCTGTAGTCAGTGCAAAAAGCAAATTGTCATTGGAGCTACCTGTCATTTTGTATACATCATTGGGGATATAATAAGGAGTATGTGCTGTGACATCTTCAGCGTCTTTGGTGTCAGTATAGTACTGTGCTACTCGATACTCATTGATAGACGCAAAATCTGCCCTCTTAGAGACAAAGTACACAGAGTTACCTGCACCAACAGGAATTACATCTGTGTCTGAAGTGAACTCAGTAATGTTGTCTAATTTAGCGTTCTTAGGAGACAAAGTACCATCTGAAGTGAGAGCAAACTGTGTCTGCCCTGAGAATATGTACAGTGAACCTGAGAAGGGAATAGCATTATACAAAATGGATACTTTATTGTTTGGTGCATTAGTGTCTATGGGGTCATCATCCTGCACATCGACTACACTATCCATCCAGAAATTGAATAAGTCAGAGGAAGAAGACAAAATGATATTCTCCCCAGACAAAAATCCTAGACGGTTCCGATAGAAAAACAAGTCATTAATGGTATTGTTGACGAAAGAGGGTACTTCATTGGAATCCTCATCACCTGTCTTACGTGGTTCCCATTCTAGGGGTTTAAAGACAAATGTACCATCTTCCTTACGTATCAAGGCATGTGGCATTGTTGTGTTAGCTATTGTGTTGTCAAGCCCAGGCTTTACTGTTTCCTTCCATATACCCTTAGTTCCATCGAATTTTACATAGTAGTCATCATCCGCATTAGATTCCCCACGAACCAATACGGTATAGCCGTCTGGAGCTGAAGCAGGCAAGTTAGTGAATTTGTTGGTGTAGGAAGTAATACCCACTAAGGCAAGATTGTTAAAAGAGTCTGCTGTGTATACACTCGTAATGTTTCCACGGACTCTTAACCATGAACTACCTGCGTCTACTGTCCACCCCTTAGCACTAAGCTGCTCGACGAGTCGGTCACGAATATTGTCTGTTCTTATATCCCACACATGCTCTGGATTGCTCCCATCGGGAGTTCCATACTCCGCTACTTTCTCCCCATTAATCCACACTGTGTATATTTTCCCATACTGCCCCTGTTTTACATTAATGAGACATCCTTGTGAGGACAGCGTGTCTTCTGTCTTATTTCCAGACATCCTAACTTTTACCGTTTTATTTAAGACAAATGTATAGTCGGCGATCGTAATGACTCTCAACTGTGAGTAAGGCTTCGTGATATTTCCGATATAATTTGCATCCTGCATCTCCACTTTTTTCTCTACACCATCCAGAGTAAAGACACGAATTTTTCCTGAAGAGATAAGCACGATGTATCTTTCTGTCTCATCACGATTAATTAGATGTACATAGTACGGAACACCTTCAGCCGTAAATAATTTTCCATGGTTTATAGTCGGGGGTCTTTTCTGAAGTCCTCCTGCTTCTGTACTGTAGCCGTTAATCTGCTCCTCTAGCTGTGTGGCGTGTCGTAAGCGAGGTGACTGTTGGGATACTCCACCGACAAAATTATCAATTCTCTGTGTTACGTTACTCATCGTGTACCCACCTCAGTTACAGACGTATTATTAAAGACATTCGGTTTCTGTGTGTCTAACTCATAGGTCATTACATCCGCATATGCTTTAGCAAGCTCTGTATTGAGGGCCTGCTCTAACTCTGCATCTCCTAGAAACCTAGTAGCGAAAGACAAAGAAGCCTTTACCGTAACATACTTACGGAAAACCATAGGAAGCTCTTCAAAAGGAAGCTCTTGCACCACATTAGTAAGTACCAAGTTTTCTGTGAATACATCCGTATAGTCAGACACATTGAAGAAGAAACCTCCTCTATTTCTATATGTGTTCGGAACTCTCAACAGTGAGCTATCCCACTTGATTCTGTGTGTATTTGCATCGGGAACCAGCGTAATCATAGGGATTGTATTGAAGTCCCAACCTTCCTGCTGAATTTCCTGACTAACAGCTTTCAGCATTTTGTCTGCTACAGAAGCGTCAATGTTCTGGTCTATCTCCTCCAAGGTGACGACACTGTCAGACCCGATAGAAGTTAGGATTTCATTCACAGCATCCAGTTCCGTCAAAGGTGTAATAATCATTGTGTGCCTCCATATAAGAAAAAAGGGGAGTACCTAAGCACTCCCCCGACAAAAACGAATTAGACTTTAGCGGAAATACAACCAATAGCCGTAGCTTCAGGACGGAGGCCACCATGACCCATGGAATACTTAGCTACCAGCTGAGTTGCCTGATATTCAATACGACGGCCAGTTTCTACTGCGAGGTCTTTCAGCTTGACCGTACCAACAGCCGTATGATGAGCGGCAACAAAGACACATTTGTCTTTATAGGTAGACGGGAAGTCATGAGCTGTACCAGAACGCAATACGTGAGTACCATCTGCGCCACCATCCGTAAGATGAGGAACTTCGATGATATTAAAGCCAGCAATCTTAGTAACGTTACCGTCAACCAAAGTACCGACAGCACCAAAGTCACGGTTAATAGCATTCCAAGAAGCTACCAGAGCGGCCACACCATCAGGCTTCATGTAGACATAACGTTCCGTAGCAGGCACGTACTGGTTAGATAATTTAGCCTTCAGTTCCAGAAGCATCTGAACAATCGTCTTGCCTTCTGCTTCCGTAACACCAATATCCGTAGCATCAATCTGTTTGTCTAAGATGATACCTTTGCCGAGACCAGTAATGTTTTCTTTCTGTTCAACAGCAAGTTTAGCGATTTCAGCAAGGATAGCACCGTCAGCAGACACGGCCAAGGCTTCACCCATCTGCTTAGAGTATTCGTTACGAACATCAAAATGAGACATAGCTTCATAGATGTCTGTTACCATCTGATCGGAAGTCAGTAAGCCGTCAATGCCAATAATCTTTTCGTTGTGCGGGATAGCTTCACGAATTTCATCCAAGGACTGACCAGCACCCAAGTAAGCGGCTTTTGCACGGCCCATTACAGGGAAGGAAGCGGACTTACCAGAGGAAATAGTACGCATCAAATGATTGTTGACTGCCAAGGCAGAACGTTCAAATGCGGAAATAACTTCACCCGAAAATACTTTAAGAAAACCTGCCAGTGCATCCGACTGACCCTGATTAAGACCCGGCTGGGAAATGTTTGTTAATGCCATAATTTATCAATCTCCTTTAAAATAATTTAGAATTAATAACTTTCTGTTCAATTTCACGGGTATACGACTTGTCTTTCCCATAACGGGGGTCAGCCATAGCCGCTACCATTTCTTGCTTAGAATTAAAACCAACATTAGTAGACACAGCACCACTACCGCCCATAATCGTGGGATTGCTAGAACCCAGGGTCTGTACCATGTCTGCCTTAATACCTCTGAGCATCGTCTGAATCGCCATTACGTTACCACTGTTCATAGTGTCGTTCCACATCTTTTTATAGTCGGCGTTCTGCTGAGAAGCGAAGGTCTGTAATTTAATAAACTCTTCCTGACCACCTGCGCTTTCTACTACGTGTCGAGCAAGACGATCATATTCAGCTTCCATACCACGGATGTATGCATCGACAACAGACTTCGGATAGCCTGCTTTTTCAAGATTCTGTAACTGTTCTTCCGTGAGTTCACCTTTCTCTGTATAGGTTTTCTCAAGGTCATCCCAATTAACACCCTTAGATTCCAAGTCGTTCTTCAGGTCTTCATTCGCCTGTGTCTGTGCATCTACACGTTGCTGTACATTATCGTCTACATCCTGTCCTGTAGGCTCAGGGGCCTGCTCTTCTGTAGTTGTAGTTGTAGTTGTTGTGTCTTCGGGGACAACTTCAACTTCCATCCCTGTGTTCTCAGTTACCTGTACATTATCCTGCTGTGCCTGTTCCTGAACATTTTCCTGTTCCATTCATTAACCTCCTTGTTGTTCTGGCTGAGACATAGCTTGCATCGCCATTTCCTGCCCCATAGCCATTTGTTGCTCTTCTTCAATCTGTTCCTGTGTCTTTACGAGTCCTTCTGTTTCGACACCTGCTCCAGTGAACATATTCAGGAGCATAACATTCCAATTAATCATAGCCTGAGCATTAGGAATCTGAGACACCAAGTTCAATACCGTAGCATACTTCTCTAAATCGTGTCCTCGTCCCAAAGCATCTAAGCCTGTTGTGATTGTCGGTTCCACTGTTCCTTCAGGTAAGTTCGGAACCTCACCTGTACTCTGGAGCTGATTCATGATTCTACGTACAAGAGGTAACTGTAATTCCTGAGACAAAATGGAGTAGACACCACCTAATGTGTCTTCCAGTTCTCCAGCTACCGTGCGTACTTCCTCTGCGGTGACTCGTTCAGCATTACGCTGTACCACAGAAGACAAAAGAAATGCATAAGACAAACGTGCTTCGATTGCATCTGCTGTCTGTTTTGCTGTGTTGAAGTCATAGTATTTCTCAAGCTGTAATACTCCAATATCTTCGATACGCCCTGAGATGAAGTCACCGCTAGTAGCGTTCTCAAGCTTCTTTGCCCGTGTTACTCCATTAGGATTGACAAGGAAGTAGATATTAGCCGCAATCGTAGACAGCTTGAAGATTGCTTTAGACAAGTTCTCAAGGGACTTTAAGTCACCGAGATATTCCTCAACAAAGGAACGTCCGTAAGACTCACCGTCCATTTTGACCATGCGAATAGGTAAGTAAGGAGTTTTCAGTACAGGATAACTCTGCTGGCTCCCCTGAATCGGTGTGTCTTCTACTTCCTGATACGCCAAGAACTGGTCACCACTCCGACATACATGTGTGTATACTTCGATGAGGTCTTCAGGCTTCTTTTCGGTCTTAATCAAATTCTGAACCGTAACGTCCAGTGTCGAGTAGGCCACTTTGTCTAACGTAACAATCTGAATGACATTACCAAGGCCATCCCTCTGAATGACATAATTACTAAGACGGTACATCTTAATACCACCCTCAGCAGGTGGAAGGAATAGCAAGGCATTACCAGCCACAATACACTGCTTTAAAGCTTCTAACACAGTAACTCTAATCTGGTTAGACTCAATATACTTCATGATTCTATTCTCAATCTGCATGAGAGCCTGTTCTACCTGAGCTTTTGTGTCTTCTTGTCCCTGTGCCATGTATTCAGACAAAACTTCATCCGACATCCCTAAGCGGAAAAACGGACTGTTAGGAGGCATCAAGGCAAGTATGAGCTTAGAAGCAAGGTTGTTAATACCTCGTGCACCTACAGACTGATAAGGTGTGTCGTAATTCTTACTTTTATCATCATTCTCAGCAGGAAATAACGACGGAATCGTAACCTTTGCACAGTCAATGGCACGCTGGATATATGGCTGTCTGTCATTCTTCAACCTATTATATGTCTTCTTTGCTCCCTGTTCCTGTAACTCTTGAATTGTGATGTCCATTTAGATATTCAGTCCACTATAGCTAGAGCTTCCAGAGGAACGAGAATTGTCACTGTTGATAAGCAAACTAGCTTTGCCCTTCTTTTTCTTCTTCTCTGTGCCTAATGCAGGAGATTCTGGAACATCGGAAGCCGTACTAGGAACTACCTGTGCCGCCGATACATTAGGAGCAGATACATCGGCAGTCTTACCAACACCAAGGACGTTACCTACTAATTCAAAGGGGGCAGACACAATTCTCTTAAATGCCTTACCAATACCACCCAAATTAATCACCAACCCTTTCTAATAAATTAATTACTGCGTAGACACCTCTCATATATGAGGGTAGTTTGTCTTCCGTAATAGAAGTAGTTAAGAAGTAGTCTACATCAAAATATTCTCTAAGACATCCCACGAGTTCAGGGGAAGTCATGAGTTCCAAATCTGATAATGTGTCGTCTTTACGCATCTTCAGCACCTCCCATATAGACAAAAGTAGGGTACGACTTAGAGTACCCCACCTTCGTATAACTATTATTTTTACCAAGAAATGCTCCTGCGTAGACAAAGGCGCAATCGTTGGCATCGCCCATATCCTTGAGGAACTGAGCCGCAATTCTGCCAAACCCTGCGTATTTAGGATTCATAGACACAACAAAGATTTCCTCAAGTACCCTCAAGTTATCTGCCCACCATGCAAAATCTGTGTTCAAGACAAAAGCGACTGCACCGACAAACTCACCATCTTCTGTGTAGAAGTAGGCAATGTTCTTTGTCTTGTTTAGTTCACTAATGGTCATCCACACACAATCTTTATCGGCAAACTTTTCGCATAATGGATTATTGTGTCTAAGTTCCCACATCCTCTCAGCGACTTCATAAGCTCTTTCTGCGGTTTCCCCATATCGTACTATGAATCTGGTTCCCAAAGCCTGATAGACCCTGTTTTCCAATCGTAATCCCCCTTTTCATGCAAGATGTAAGCGAGACGAGCGTTCTTCAGAGCGTCCTCAGCATCTCCCTTGTAAGCTCTCAAGACCGTATCCCACGTATAACCGAGTTCTTCCAAGAGCCGAGTAGTCTTTACCTCTCCGAATCCAGAAGCTCCCTTGTAGTTATCTGTAGTATCTCCCATGATTGTCTGTTTCAAATGCCAGCGTCGAGCATCTTCCTTTGTTGTTTCAAAGTATTCATTCCGCATAAAATCGTAGAACTTTCCTTCAATAGCTCGAAAGTCTTTGTCTCCACTTACGAGAACGTAATCGCCTTCCAGCTCTTTTGTCAGAAGGCCGCAACAATCATCCGCTTCCAAATGAGGTTCCATGTAGCAGACAAAGTTTTCACGAATCCATTCACGCATGGGATTGAAGCAGATAGGTCTTCGCTTACCCGTTCGATTCCCCTTGTAGTCTTTGAAGACCTCTTCATTCCTGAAGTTGACATGATCTTTGTCTGTGAGACACATGAACCATCGGTACTCACCTTTGTACTTATAGTGGTCAAGGATTTTATCCGACAACTCTTTTGCAAAGTTAGAGAAGTACGTAGTGGCTTCCCTCATATCACAGTGAAGTGTCCAGATGTCGTTGCCCCAATGTACAGGCTTCTCACATTCTAGTAAGGAGACAAAGAGGAGCATGTCAGCATCAAAAATCAAATTCATCATTAGCTAAACGAACAGCTCCTTTCTGTACACATATCGCACTTCATGAAGTCCCTATCAAAGATTTCAGGGCAAGCCTGTGCCAACTGTTTCTGAATCTCCATAGCCAACTGTCGGTGTTCCTGTTGCGCTCTCTTGCACATACGCTTAGGAAGATATTCGTACCACGCACGGAAATTGCCAGTGACTACTAAGGTATACTCAGCACCCTTCGGCAACAGGTAAGCGGCGTCTTCTTTCTTCACTGCTTCCTGATAGACATAAGCGTAGTCTGCCATATGCTCCTCCAGCAGTTTGTCAATATATTCGATACCCGTCTTGTGATGTGTCTTCAGCTCACAGCCTCTTGAACTCTGCACCGTAAAGGACAGGTGGCGATGTCGAGTAAGTTGGAGTAATACCGACGTAGACACAGTGATTTCAAAAGACGCATAGCAATGTTCGAGGACAGACAAATGGCCTGCCTCAATCGCTTTCTGCACAGTCTTTACACCAAGGGGACGCTGGTAACATTCACCCATGGCACGACGAATTAAAGTTAAAGGGTCAACTGTCATAGACAGCAGTTGTACGTCAGGCATTTCCTAATTCCTCCTCTACATAAACTTCTTGTGTCTCTTCGTCCGTTTCATACGGGAATCCAAACGGGTCTTTGTCTACCATCGACTCGGCTTCTTCGATAGAGTCAGCTTCCACAATGACTGTAGAGTTCCGATTGTATTTAATGCGGACACGATATTTATTCATCTAGTTACCACCCTTGCTTTTTACAAAATTCAATAATCATATTGGCTCGTTTCAGCATTTCTTCAGTATTATCTTCTGCTTCATTCCGTGTTTTGAATGCGTCACCCATGGCATACAGAATAGAGTCCTGAATGGAATCTTCAAAAAGCCCCATAGTCGTAAAAGTAATTAACTCATCTTTTAATACACAGTGACACGGCTCCTTAAAAGCAGGTTTCCGAGATTCAGCCAGCTTTTCCTTCAAGCGGCAAAGAGCCAATCCCATACCTAAACGAAAATCCCATTTATCTTGCGGAGCTTTCTTTGCTTTTGCTTCTACATCACCCTGTTTCACTTTGATAATACCTTTCTCTTTGTCAATAAAGCACTTCACTTTTTCAGGGTCAAGGCCTAAGTATTCTGCAAGAAGGTGTGTCGTGGATGGCAGTTTTCTGAATTCATCCTCTTTTAAATGAATATCTTTCATGTCATATGATGAGTGCCATTCATGGTTTAGGGGGCGACTGCTTATATCCCAGAACCATAATTCAAAGTCATACGTTTCTTTACTAACAATCTTAATCGAGTTGTCAGTGCCATCTTTCTCTGCAATGATAGCCCCTTTAGGGAACTTATTAGCGTGTTCACCTGTAATCACAACTTCCATACCAACTCTTGCGTCCTTGAATTTCATATTGTTTCCTCCTGTTCCTAATGGCAGTCTGCCCAATTCTTACCAATCTTACCTTCAGTATCTAATTGACACCTGAAGTTGAAATATCGCTGTGTGTCTCTCATGGCCTGTTGCGCTTCTTTAACGACAATTTCAGCAATACCTTTAGTACGACAGGCAATCTGCTGTTCATCGTGTACCCATGCCATGAGCTGAAAATCCTTGCCATGATCTAACCCAAGATTCAGCAAGCGTTCCTCTGTACGTACAATCCAGTATTTACAGACAATCGCACCTGCCGACTGTAACAAGAGATTCAGCGCACTGTGGATTGACCGAGTATAAAGTAAGCGGCCATCCAAACCCTTCAGGTAACGTGTCTTCCATTCCCTTTGTCTCATTTCCACGTTGTAAGTAGACAAAAGGTTTTTTACACTCTGTTGAAGCTTTTTAATAGCAGGAGTAGCTTTCAAGAACTTCTTCCGTAGTTCTGCACCATGCTCTGCTGTACCTCCAACAATCTCACCAATCTTTGCATCTCCTGCACCATATAAAAATCCGTAAATGTTTTTGTGTTCCCATGAGGTCGTTAATCTCATAGCGTTCTCTTATGAACTGCTCTATATTACTATAGAGAACAGACTATCTCTTTACCTTTTTAGGTACTCACCGCTTCCCATCACTTGATGGTACTTCCTTTCGGAATAGTCGTTACACTTTTTAGATAGTTGATAGCACTTTCTAGGGTTTCTGTATTATCTTGTAACAAACCCAAAGCACGATTACAGTTATGACAGAGAAGTCCCCTAACCTTATTTGTTTTATGATTGTGGTCAACAACTAAACACCCACTATGAATACTTTTCATTGGGAAGTTTGGTTTGCCACAAATTGCACAGACAAAGTTCTGTTGTTCAGCCATATCCAAATATTCCTTTAATGTAATACCGTATGTTCTCATGTAATATGCTTCAGTAACTCCATATGCCTTACAGAAGTCAGAACAGTATAGTTCAGAAGGAGCTTTAGGAGAAAATTCTTTCTTACAACATTTACATTTTTTCTTTTTGAAATTCCCTTGAGGATACTTAGTTGGATTTGCTGTCTGTTCAGATTTAGGTTTATTAAAATCCCATATTAGCTTATTGAGATATTCTTCTCTTGTAATAACCATCCCTCCTATCTAACTTAGCACGGTATTGTCCCATAGGGAGTTTCACCGTTTTCAATGAGTTTATAGACGCCCATTTAGTTAAACGTCTTTGCCATGTTTCTCTCTGGCAATCCTGCGGCCAGCTGGTTCTTCGTGTGAATGTCCCCTTCAACGCATTCATGTGCATACTCTCCGTTGTCAAAAGGATACAAGTAGTGGGATAGACACCTGAGTTCCAGACCACAGGCATCCACGCCAGCCTGAAACCAACCATCAGGAACCGTGAATAACTCACGGCACTCTGCACCATAAGGGGAACCGACATGAGGAACCTGTGCAATGTTAGGGTGTGAGTGTGTCGCTCTACCTGTAATAGCACCATTGGGATTTACTCGCCCATGTAAGCGACCGTCAGAAGACACAAGTTTCATCCAACCATTTTTACCATCCCTGAGCTGTCCTAATCGTTTAGTCAGGAGTAAGTTAGTAGAGAACAGCTCTGCCAACTCCTTGACTTCTTCAGAAGCTTTCGGGTCTTTCTTAATGAGCTTGAATGTCTCTTCGTTCAACTGTACATTACCGTTGTCATTCCACATGTCATCATTGTCGAATGGATAGCCATAGTGGTCTTTCAGAATCCACAGGATTTGCTGACGACTGTTGGGGTTAAACTCTTTGTATCTCTGAATGGGAACGCCCTTCTTATAACCCATCTTTGCATTATCTCTCTTAGGGACAAACACTTTGTCGGGAATCTTTGGACATTTGTCTGCCAACTTAGACAACACCTTTTCCTTCTCTGCAAGAAGGGTAGACAAAAGCTTTTCAGCCTTAGCCATATCAAAGGTGAAGCCATTGTGTTCCATCTTCTGCATCAACCACTGTGCCTTATGTTCCAGATCAAGTGCCTGTGCCGTTGTCTTCTTTTTACGACACTTGTTATACAAAGCTTCCGTTACCACAACGTCTTGCTCATTGTAGTCCAGCATCTCTTCATTGAAGACTGCCCAAACATCCTCTGCCTCATAGTCACTCGCATAGGTTCCTTTGAGGACTCCCAGCCGATAACCATAAGCCTTTAATGAATGTGACCCGTACAGTCGTGAAGGCAAGACACCTGTCCGAGTGAGCTTGTTGTCAATGTAGTTAATCTCAGAGAATACCAACCGAGCGTAGACCAGCGTGTCTACTACTTTGTCTTTTCCTATATGGAACCACGGAAACACCTTAGAGATAGCAGGAATGTCGAATGCTATAATGTTATGTCCACAAATTGTGTCACCACTCATAAGCATCCGCACTCCTGCCTCTACTTCGTCAGGTCTAAACCTGTGCATTTTATTCTCTTTGGTGTCCTTGATACACATACAGTGAATTTTTGTCATATCCTCCAGTAAACCGTCTGTTTCAATGTCGAATATTAACACAAAATCACTCCTATTCTGTGTACTGTTTTAACTCTGCAATCTGTTTAGCGTACTCCTGTCCGAGTTTGGCAAAGATTTCTGTTTCCTTAACAAGCATCTTATGCGCCATAATGACACGCTTGTTGTGACAATATGTCTCCACTCTCTTCAGGATTTTCAAGAATTTCAGTCACTATCACCTGCCTTATTGTAGATACGTAACCCAGCTTCCTTTTGTCTTTCTGTAGAGAAACTAGAAATGCGCTTGAGATACCCAATGACACGTGTCGCATAATCAATGTCTTTGGAACCACACTTTGTACAGTGATTTTCCGTATTGACATTGATGAAACCACAGTCATTACACAACGTCATGAGAACGTTAAATGTCCAATAATTTACTCCCAGCTTCCCTGCCATACAAATCAGGTCATACGCCTGCTCCTTAGACATAAGCTGTTCCAGATTGAGATGACAAGCAGAACCACCATCAAGCCACTGCGTATTTTCCTTTCCATGAAGTCTCAGTTTGTCGATGATGTTATAGGAGTCGTCTTCTACAGGGAAGAAGTAGCTGTTATAGCAAGCACGAGGTACTTCCAAACCAGCTTCTTTATCCCACTTAGCATTTTTAACACCAAGGTTTTCAGCAGGGACAAACTCAGTATTGAACTTAACCCCTGTCATCTTCTTCCATTCCTTATTGTTCTCATAGATTTCCTTGAGATACTGAGAAAAGAAGGCTGTGTCGGCTTTACCTCGTTCAAACTCAGAAGCTTCCAGCATACCGTTGATACCAATGGTGCAGAACTGTTTGTCTAAGCTAATGAAGCCTGTAGAGTAAGCAGGAAGCAAGCCACCTTCAATGTAGTCCTCGATGATAGCTCTGTGAGCTAAGAGGTACATATGGACTCGTCCAAGTAACTTTGCAAACGCTTCTTCCTTTGTCTGTACATAGCGATTCATATTGATCGTGATGACCTGTACGGAACCTGTAGACACCCCACCTGCACCCAATGTGTAGGAGAATGTGTTGTCTGTGAACTCGTTGCGGAGCCGACAGCAGGAAGACAAAGAGTCCACGCTATCGCTCTCATAGACAAAGAAGCTCAAGCCCTTAGACATTTCCTCAGCACATGCCCATGCAAAATGTTTGTCTTTCGGTTTCCCCTCAGCATCCACCAAGAGGGAAGCGGTCAGTACGGGATACGTGAGTAATGCACGTTCTCGCTCTTGTCTGAACCATTCCATAAAGAACATCTGCAATTTGCGGAATGTACCTTCATATACAGGCTGTGTCCCATCGGGGAACTTAAAGCCTCCAAATAACTGCTCAAAGTAGAAACGGTCTAATACTGAAATATTCCAAAACACCGATTGATTGCCACGAGCAGAAGCAGGCTGATTCAGGGCATACACGACACCCTGCAAAGACTGTCTAACATCCGCTGTATGC